GTAGGATCTCCACTTACCAAAGTTGCACGCAAAATAGTGTCTATAGACCATGTTGCTGCAGATGGTTTGATAATTTGATCTTTTGGATAGGTAATACTTACCTGTTCGCCATATAATAGTTTGAAGAGGTAACTGATACTGAAAGATGTTCCTTTTGCAGTATAAAAATCTTTAATTGTCTTAATTGCTGTTCTAACATCAATTTTTTTGTAATCTAGTTCTGGAACATCAGGTAAGAACTGTTCTGTATATTTGTCTAGTAAACGTTTTACAAATAAAGCATCAAGGCATTTTACAGGAGTATCGATAGCAGATGCTGCTGCAGTGGTGTTATTTGTAAACACAGCGTTACCATCTTCAGTATAAGAAGTGATGCCACTTGCTGCTCTGGCACAACCAACTAGTTTTGCTTTTGAATAACCTTTACCTGCTTGATTTACTTTAAATCCAGTAACTTCATTAAGACCTATTTCTGCAGATGCTTTTGCTTGAGGAGGTGCTTGAATTACAATCTCAGGAGGATTTGCAGCACTATAACCAGAACCAAACGCAGTAATATTAATATCAGTAATTCTACCGTTGAATATAGCAGCAGATGCAGTAGCACCAGTTCCACCCGCATATGCTCCAGTAGCATCTGTTCTATTATCTACAACATAAACAGAAGGTACGTCATCATATCCGCTACCACCATCTAATAAGGTAATTCCTACAAGACGCCCGTTTGTATCAACTGTTGTAGATAAAACCTGTGCACCAACTGGATCAACTACAGATATCCTAGGAGTGGTAATATATCCTTGACCTGCATTTGCAATTGTGATTGATGTAATTACGCCATCAGTCAATACAGGAGTAAGAGTTGCTCTAATAGGATTAGTTCCTGTTGGTTCATCAATGTAAATTGTGGGGACTGTAGTATATCCAAAACCACCATCAGTGATAGGAATAGTTCCTGATACCTGACCTCCTACAATAGGACAGGTGCCTAGTACAGCACCGCCAGGCTGTTTAAAAGTGATTCTAGGTGTAAATGTATACCCACTACCAGAACTAACAACTTCTATTGCAGAAACACTGCCATTAGTTACAGTTGCTTTAAGAGTTGCTGCTACAGCACCAGGTTTTGTTGGTGTTTGAACTTGAACTACAGGAGGATTAGTGTCACTATATCCTTTACCACCATCTAATAGAGATAAAGTCTTAATACCGTTTACAAGAGTAGTTACAGAAGCACCACTACCTGCAGCAGAGTTAACAGAAACTTTAGGAGGATATTCAAAACGATAACTACCACCAGTGGCATTTATAGAAACACTAGTTAAAGTTCCATTATCGTCAATACGAGAGTACCCCAGAGCACCAGATCCAAATGAAGGAATAGGTGCTTCAATTGAGTATAGTGAGAGAAACCTTCCATTGAGAGGTGCAGTGAGGAAAATAAATTGATCTCCATCAATGAAGAAATCAACTTTTGGAACTAATAAACGTTGATCATAAATTGCTAAAATATATTCATCTACAATAGGTTCATAACTAGAACCATTTCTTGTTAAAGTAAACTGTCTTTTACCTTCACCGAAAGCACCTGATATATTATCTACTGCTACAATTGTGTTTTCAACAAAACCACTTTGATAAGTGATATATGTTGAAGTTGAGTCATCTGCAGGAATTCTTGTTCTAGGTGCAGTAGTAAAGACAATAGCAGTGCCATCAACTGTATAATCTGTGCCAGGTGTTAATATTTTTCCGTAATTAGAGACAATTAAATGCTGTGCAGAAGGTGCTGCTACTGGACTATCCTGAGATGTTAAATTAAACCTAACTGTAGTGCCATCAAAGGAATCTAGAAGACTTGCAAGGGTTGTCCACTTTAATTTTACTTGCTCATATGAAATACCAGGACTAAGAGCAATGTTTGGTGATGCTGTAGTTGATTCATAGTAAACTACTTCATTACCAATTAAAACTGAACCATCTTTACTTAAAAAACTGTCAATACTTTCAACTACAATTTCATCTGCAGTAGTTGTAGTCGCTTCAACTAATTTTGAAGCACCATCAAGGATATCAATATTAAGTTTGTCAATATCAAGATATTGTAAAAACTCATTGACAATATTTTGCCCTAAACCAGTTTTTTCTTGAGAACGATAGTAATATTCAATAAATTTATTGAATAATGGATAATCATTCGCAATAAAATCAGGAGTCTGTGAAACAATAGACTGTGAGACCTTATTAATTTGCATCGACTATTAGAAGCAGGAAGAAGTTGTTAGATCACCAGAGTTTGTGATATCAGCAACAGTAATTGTTGTAGGAACCGTATTAAACACTGAAGGCGTCAAACTATTTAGAGGGATTGTTGGAGGAGGAGTCGTACCTACTGGAACAACTGTAACCTCTGGATTAATAATATTAATAATAGTTCCTGGCGTTGCTGCAGGGATTGTTGCAACGTTTGCGGGAATAAACAGAACAGGAATCTGAAGACCTGTAGGAAGTAGATTTGCATCTACAATAGTACCTACACCAGTGGTGCTATCTGTGATAGATACTGATCCAGAAGGAGGTGTATCAACACCTGCACCAATAATATTGATAGGACCAAAACAAATCTGACCTGTGGCGTAATTTACAGTTCCTGCAGCATTATTAGTATATACTTTCTTATTACCTGTGTTATAGAACGTTCTTAAGTTACCAAAACCATCATCTTCAAATTGTTGATCAATTCCTGGTCTATCTGCTGTTCTAAAAGGTCCTGAAAGCAATACAGGTTCCTTTTTACAAGTAGTTCCATCAGAATTACTTGGAGCACTATCATATAATTCAGAACCAGTAGAAATACAATAAGTATTTGTCTGATTTGTATTTGGTCTGATGTATTTTAGAATGGAAAGTTGTAAAGATACATCACTGATACTATTATCAGATAAAGTAACTGCTTTTTCAAATGCTTGTGCTCTAAATGTAGAATTAAAGTTATTAATTTGAGATTGTGATGCCCAATCATTGATTCCATTCTGAACATTGGTTTTAATATCAGAAGTATTGGATGCAGTGCCTGGATCGTATTGTGCAAACACTTTCAAATACAAATACATGTCTTCTGGATCAATAACTACAGGATCAATTGATGCCATCGCATATTTTCTTAAATCTGCAGCAATTGTTTTCTTAGTTGCATCATTAAGCAAAGATCCAGTTTTTGTTTTGATCGAAATATAGACTTTTCCGTAAATTGGAGGATTTAGAGCGTCTCCACCATAAGCAACAACTGAATCAGCGTTAGAATACACTTTTTTAGTAATTAAAGCATAGTCTTGTGCTGTTACTGCTCTATATTGTGCAGAATAGTATCTTGGTGCATTATATTTGATAGATTCTAGTGTTTCTGCTGCTGCACCGAGTTGTGATTTATCTTTTACTGTTAAAGTTATTGATGAACCAGTATATACAGTTCCAGTATTGTCTGAAACGCTTCCTATAAATGAAAATGACGTAATTTCATTTGCTTCTACTCCAGAAGTAACCAAATACTCTAAAAGTACGACTTCTCCATCTTTTAATGCTCTTCCTGCAGTATCATCACCAAATTTTACCTCATAACGCATATCTTCACCTTCACTAAGGAAGTATGCACGAGTTGTTCCAGTCAAATCAGTAATTGTATCAGTAAGACTATATAAATCTGATGTTGTGGATGATTCGTTAGGTTTTACTCTAACTGAAAGAGTTGATATATCGGCATCTTCAGAAGGAACCTTATAAACCTGAGTTGCGAAGGTATTAACAATATACTGGAAAGTAACTACACTACCTTCCATAACCATTACGTTATCAAAAGTTGCAATACCTGTTGTAGTATTAACAGTAGAGGTAATATCTTCTAAAATGTTAAAAATATAATTTCCACCAGATGCTACAGCACCTTTTCTTAATGTGACACTACTAGGATATGCTCCTGCAGTCTGTGTTGTTTGTACGTCTAGTTTTAAACATCCTCTAGATGAAGTGATTGAACGTGGAACGTAATTTAGTAATTTTGCAACGTTAACAACATTATCTCTAACAGTAGCAGAAGGTAAAAATGCTTCATTTATCGCCATATTAGCATTAAATGCTGTATAATATGAATTATACGCTAATGTGTCGATAAGATAGGATAAAGAAGAACCATCAAAGTCGTAATCGGTAAATTCGTTCCGAGTTCTTAGGTAAGATTTGATTGAAGCTTTAATATCTTCAAAATCTAATGCTGTTAGGTTATTTGGTTGCATTATTCAGGTCTCTGTAATACGAACTCGACAGTTTCTACGATTGGAACTCCAACTATTTTATATTCAACTGTTACATTAAAAGAATTTCTATCAAAATCAGGTCTACACTTAACATTTGTTAAACGTACGCGAGGTTCAAAGCGATTAATCGTATTTATGACTTCTTCTTTGACTGCATCACCAGTAAAGTCATCCATAGGTTCAAACAATAACTGAGATATATTAGAACCTACTAAAGGTTGAAATGGTTTTTCACCAGGTGTAGTCATAATTAGATTTTTGACTGCCTGTTTTATTGCATTATCATTTTTCACAACAGCAACATCCTTAGTATTAGCATTTCTCACCATACCAAGTGAGAGATCCGTAAACGAACGAGATCTCTTTTGATCTTTACCTGTTATCTTCTTTAGTGCCATATGATACGAGAAGTCCCGTATTATTTAGCGTCTTTTTCAGGTTTTTTTCTATTTGATCTATCAGAACGTGGATCAGTAATTAAATAACGACAATATTCGTTTCCATGATCATAAAAATGATCTGACATGTCTACAGGAACGTTCGCATTTCTTTTACCATCAACAATTCTATTTGCCTTGGCCACGATACCTCTTTTTTGCTTTATTTCTTGATGTAGCAGCATACTTGGTGTGTTGTCCACGACCTTGTGCTGTTTTCTTTGGTTTACTTTCAATAGTGGGTGTTCCCATTGAATATCTTGTTGCCATAATTAAGCTCCTATGAATACATTTGGACTGCAACCCGCAACACGCGAGTTACACGGAAACGCTACGGTATTATCACCGAAAGGATCACCGAACCTTCCTGCACGACGACCATTGATCCAGACCGTCTTGCTAGTAGCGAGTAATTTTCTAGCATGACCTGGTGCTGCTTCTCTACCACCCGCAGTTCCTACCGTACAGTGCCAAGCAGGAGAAGATGTAGTATGAACACATACACCATTCGGAAGTGGTTTAACAACTGTGTGAGTATGAGAGGTTGGGGTAGGGTGAGTAATGAGAAGATCGAAATCGATAATAGGCATTATACCATTAACGATCACGTTCCGCACTAAAGCAGAGAAAGGTAATTGCGGATGCGGAGGCCATATGGTTGTAGCATCCATCGCATTGACTGGTTTGGGACTTACTCTTGGATCAAGAGGTGCATGTGGACAAGGAGAACCTTTCAATACTCCTCCGCCAAGACCAGGATGATGAGATGATCCTGTTCCCGCTCCGTGTCCTGTGCAACTTCCTGCGAATAATGCACAACCCATTGCTCCTGTTGCTGTTGGTACAAATGCCATTAGGTTACTGTATAAGGATTTCCATAAGACGATCCTGCTCGTGCAGCAGTATCACCCGCTCTACCAAGTTCATGATAGACTGGTAATGTTCCGCTACAACTCCATGCTTGACAACCAGGTCCAAGTAAACCAGACATTTGATAAGAAGTTACGATAGTTTCACCATTTCCACCTGTAGTTGTCCCACCTGTTGAAGAAGTAGGAGGATTACAAGTAAAGTGTGACGTACCCGAATTTACTGGTGTCATGGAAAGTGTAACATTTAAGTTCACTTTTGATGTAGCATCCGCACGATACTGAGTCATAATGTATTTAGTGCCCGTGGATGCCTCAGGAAGATTAATAAAAGGACCTTGAACTGTCTCAACTTTGTTTTCTCTATAGTTAGTAAACTCAGGAATCACTTTTTGAGTCATTGATTCAAGAACTGTATTTCTATTTTCCACTCTTTGCCCCTTTTCATCCTTTAAAGCTCTCTTTATTCCATCAGAAAGTTCTGAATCATCTAAAAAATTCAAATTATACGAATCAACTGGAGTAGCATCATAGAGAGGTTGTATTTGTTCGGCAGAATATCCCGTTTGATTCAGTTGTTGAACTCTTCTACGGTTAGGATCAGACTTTATAGTGATAGGTCTATTTTCAGTT